GATAATGTAATTCTTTGCCGTTTAAAATAAATGTATCGCCATTATCTGAAATTTCGTGGTATAATTTATTATTATGAAATAACTTATATTCTTTATTCAAATCATAAGTAAATGTATATTCTAAATCTTCGTTATATATTCTAATTGTTTTCATAAATCTCCTGTGTGTTTATTAATAAATCTTCTTCTGTTTTTAAATATTCTTTTATAGTATCTATATCCCAACCGTAACTTAATAACATACCTTGGATTGCTTTTACAATTTGATCCATGCTTACATCTACATTAGTAAATTCGGTTGAGTATGTTTCAAATTTTGTTTGTATTATAATTTTCATAGCTTTTCTATTTCTTGTTTAACTTCTTGCCAATATATTTTTGCTATTGGGTGCGTATAAAATTCATTTATTACTTCCTCAACTGCTATTAATGCACATTGTATTGCTCTTTTTTCATCTGCCATTGATATAATTTGAAATCTTTCTCCATTATCAATAAAAATAAATTTATCTACTAACTCTATTGCTTTTTTTCTTGGTGTCATAGCTTTACAAATTTTAAAAATTCAATTCTTTCATATAATGCTAAAATCCCTGAATCAATATCCCTGTTGAATTTAAATTTGTAATTGTGTAAGTTCTTTACAGCCGTTGGGTTTGATTTAAAACTTCTTTGGGGCGTATTGGGTTGCTTAATAAAATAATCTACGTTATAACCGCTTAAATCGATTCCATTTTTAGCCATCCATTTGTATTCTTTTTTTAGTTCTTTAATTGTTTTCATAAGTTTAAATAAATTAAGATTCCGATTATTGAAATTGATAGGATAAACACCAGGGCTTTTAACCCGCAAATAAATTCATCTTGAATAAATTGCTTTTGTTCTTTAGTTAGTTTCATATTAATAAAAATTAGATCGTTTAACTCCAAAATATTCATGCAAATCTTCTATACCTTCATCCGTTTGATCATCTTCTAAGCATTCATCTTGCAAATCGCTAACAGCTTTTATTAATTTAGTTTGCATTAGCTCAGTTTGCATTTCAGTTGGATAGTATTGTCTCCATTTTTGATTAATTGATAATCCAAAATCTTCAACAACTAACCTATAATTATTTTCTTTAAGACCGTAAAAGCTAACTTTGTAATTTTCATACTCAGATTCCAAGCCAACAGTTACTAAATCTTTGCCAGTGTATAACTTTACATTAGTTATAAGATGATCTATAATTCTATTTTCCATAAGTAAGGCTTTTTTTTATCGTTTATAAATTCAATTATTTCTATTTTAGTTGCTGAAGGAACTATCATTCTAATTTCAGCGGTTAATACATCAGGTTTAAACAATCGTTTGCGACCTGCATTTCTAATGTTTTTTTTCATTATCTTAAAAATTGAAGGGTTATGTATAAAATTACTACTATTATAAAAGTATATTGATTGCGGGGTTTTAAAAAAGTTTTCATAATTATACGCTTAAAACGATTTGTAAATTAGCTTTTTTATATTCGATCATATCAACACGAGTATCATCGTATAAAATATAAGCTCGTTTAAACCCTAAAGCTGTAATCTGTTCTAATAATTCAGTGTTAAAATCGCCTATCATCCTAACTGTTGAATGATTGATTGAAATGTTAAAGAATGAATCTAAGTTTAAACCTGATTCTAATAATTCTAATGTTAAATCTTTTTTCATGATATTTGTTTTTGTTATTAATATTTGTCAAATATACGCCAATAAATTAATTAAGCAACAATAAATTAAATTTTAACATAAATTTAACATATCGATATTTATTATTTATAACTTTGTAGAATGATTGCACGATTATTGATATATGGCGATGATGAAGAAGATACAGATTATGTAGACTTCCACTTTGTAGCTATGGATATACAAGCTGGCTACAGGTCAAAGGATGGATTTCACTATTGCATAGTGTTAGGTGGATCAATATATGAACTTGTTTACAGCATAGGTTTACAAATGGAATGTGAACGTGTGATTAAATTTAAAGATGGATATAATAATTTGCTTTAAATGTTAGAAATATTAGCTAAAAATAATACACTTTGGCTAAAAATGGCATACGATATATCTAAAGATAGGGACACGGCTAAAGATATGGTGCAGGATATGTACTTAAAATTACATAAAATTGATAAAGAAATCAATAATAGCTATGTTTACTTCACTTTAAAATCACTTTACAACGATTCAAAGAAGCAAAAAACGATTAAAAATAGAATTGATTGCGTTGATTTTAACGATTTTGATTTTAATTTAATAGCTGAATTGTTAGATTGGGATCAATTAAACAGCATAAACGACTTTTACGAAAGGTTAAATATAGAATTTGACAACTTAAGAAGCCATGAACAAATAATAATTTACCATTCAACTGACGATGGCTTACGAAAATTTAGTCGGGATAGTGGTATATCAATAAGAACTATAACACAATGCAAACTAAAACTAAAAGAAAAGCTAAAGGACTCGGGGATATTGTTGAATCAATTACTGAAGTAATCCAAATTAAGAAGTGCAAAGGATGTGAGAATAGAAAGCAATGGCTTAACGTACATTTTCCATTTAACAGACCTACAGTATTAACTGAAGCACAAAAAGAACTAATTGAAAGCAACCCGCTGCAAGTTTATAACGAGGCGTTTAATGCTGATGTTACAGATGAAAGCTTTAACGGTGGAGTTAAAAAAGCTATATTAAAAAAGTTAAACAAATTAGCTGAATATGATAGTTAAAATATCTGAAATAAAAAGCAATCCGAACAACCCGCGTTTAATTAAAGATGATAAATTTAAAAAATTAGTCAAATCAATACAGGAGTTCCCTGAAATGCTAAAGCTAAGACCTATCGTTGTTAATAATGAAATGATAGTTTTGGGAGGTAACATGCGATTAAAAGCATGTATTGAAGCTGGGTTAAAAGAAGTGTATATTTTAAAAGCTGATGATTTAACTGAAGAACAACAAAAGGAATTTATTGTTAAAGACAACGTAGGTTTTGGAGAATGGGATTGGGATGTTTTAGCGAATGAATGGGATACTGATGATTTAGAAAACTGGGGTTTAAGTTTGCCTGTATTTATGGACGAACCAAGTTACGAAGATTTAATAGGCGAAGAAAAAAATAAACCCGCGTCGATGAAAATAACTTTTACAAGTCCAGAACAATTACAAAAAGCAGAAATAGAAATACAAGAAATTTTAGATAGGAATTATTCGGGTGCTTATTTTAGTGTTTCAGCAGGAGAAATATGAAATTAGAAATTGCTTCAAATAAAGCTATTAAATATGCTTGTTTAAATTTTCATTATGCAAAAGCAGTACCTACTTATTCAATAGGTTATTCTGTTTTTGAAAATAATAATTGGTGTGGAGTTGTTTTATTTGGTGGTGGAGCTTCGGTAAATATGCCTAAAAAATTTAATTTAAGAAATGGCCAATATTTAGAGTTAAATAGAATGGCTTTAAATGGAAAACAATCTTCAACAAGTAAAGTTTTATCAATAGCAATTAAACTAATTAAGAAAGAATGTCCAACGGTTAGAATGTTATTTAGTTATGCGGATAAAGAGCAAGAACATAAAGGAATAATTTACCAAGCAACAAATTGGTATTATATTGAGAATATTGAAAGTAGTGGAACGGAATATTTATTAAACGGAATATGGAAACACGATAGGGGAAGATATAATTGGGGAGTAGATTTTAAGAAATTAACAAAAAGAAAAAAAGCAGGAAAACACAAATATATTTACCCACTTAACAAAACTTTAATACCTTTATGTAGTTCGTTAAGTAAACCATACCCAAAGAAAAATGCGCAAGAAGTTAATAAGGATAAACACGATGCAACCTGCATTGAAATAGGCGGTTCAAATCCGACCCTTGCGCTCAAATAAACAGTGAAATAACACAGAATTATGGCTGATAAATTAGATAACTTAAAACCATTTGAACCTGGCGAAAGTGGTAACCCTGCAGGGCGACCTAAAGGAAGTAAAAACCGAAGTACAATAGCAAGGCAATGGCTTGAAGTAAATCAATCATTAAAGAATCCAATTACAGGCGAACAGGAAACAATGTCGCAAGAAGATTTAATGACTTTAGCGCTAATTAAAAAAGCAAGGGATGGCGATGTAAACGCTTACAAAGCATTAATGGATTCAGGTTATGGTTCCCCGCAACAAACAACTGAAAGTTTAGTTACTGTTAATAACTTTGATTTAAAAGAAGTATTGAAATTTGATAATATTAAACCCTAAATACTATCCTTTAGTAAACAACGATACACGTTACTATATTGTATTATTATAAAAATATTTTGTATATTTGCAGTGTATTGTCGCAGATACATTAATAATATAATAAAATTCCAACTATGATAAGACTGCGACCTTTGATTAGTTGGTTTTTACATTTATGGAAATTTGGAAAACAATTAAAGAATTTAAAGATTATCAAATTAGTAATTTAGGTAGGATTAAAAGTTTAAAAAATAATAAAGAAAAATTATTAGTTTCGCATCCTAATGAAAAGGGATATTATAATATTGATTTATATTTAAATAATAAAAGAAAAACATTAAGAATACATAAATTAGTTGCTGAATATTTTTTAAATCATAAAGGAGATGGTACAATGAAATTAGTAATTGACCATATAGATAATGATAAAAGTAATAATAATGTTAATAATTTACAAATAATTACTAATAGAGAAAACTCAAGTAAAACATTAAAAAAAATACAAGGTAAAACTTCATCTAAATATGTTGGAGTTACATGGAGTAAACATAATAGTAAGTGGATAGCACAGATACAAATAAATAAAAAACGATTGCATTTAGGTTGTTTTATTAATGAATATGATGCTTATTTAACTTATCAAAATAAATTAAAACAAATTGATAACACTTAATAACAAATACCGCCCGTTGTTTGAAAATGAAACTAGATATTTCATAGTCACGGGAGGTCGAAGGCAGTAGTAAATCATTCGGGGTTGCATCCTATCTTTGTGGTTTATCTTTTGAACCCGATCATAAAATACTTTTTACAAGGCAAACAATGACTTCGGCACATTTGTCAATCATTCCTGAATTTCAAGAAAAGATTGAGCTTATGAATGCTGAGCCATTTTTTGAGGTTAACAAAACAGAAATTAAAAATAGAACATCCAACACCGATATTATATTTCGTGGGATTAGAACAAGCTCAGGGGATCAAACCGCTAACTTAAAATCGTTGCAGGGGATTACAACTTGGATAGTTGATGAAGCTGAAGAACTAACAGATGAAACAGTATTTGATAAAATCAATTTATCCATTAGGCAGAAGGGCAAACAGAATCGAGTTATATTAATTCTTAACCCTGCAACAAAAGAGCATTGGATATATAAACGCTTCTTTGAAGATAGGGGCATACAAGAAGGATTTAACGGCATTAAAGAAGATGTTACTTATATTCACACTACCTACTTAGATAACATAAATAACCTGGATAAATCTTTTATTAACGAGGTTGAACGTATCAAAGTAAACAACCCTACAAAATATAAGCATCAAATATTAGGCGGTTGGTTAAACAAAGCTGAGGGCGTTGTATTTACTAACTGGCGTATTGATGAATTTAAAGAAGTAAACAAATCTGTTTACGGACAAGATTTTGGATTTAGTATTGATCCTACAACTTTGATTCAGGTTTCTGTTGACAAAGACCGCAAAAAAATCTATTGCAAAGAACTACTTTATAAAACGGGGTTAACAACTTCACAAATCTACGATGAAAATAACCGGTATTGCGGTGCCTTTAATTTAATTATTGCTGATAGTGCTGAGCCACGTTTAATATCTGAACTACAAAGCAGGGGTTTAAATATTAAGGGTATTAAAAAACCTACAATAATTGAACGGATTGCTTTAGTTCAAGATTATGAATTAATAATAGATCCTAATTCAACTAACTTAGTTAAGGAACTAAATAACTACGTTTGGCACGATTCTAAAAGCCAAACACC